CGGTAAATGCTTCCAGAAGTTCAACATCTAGCGTCGCTTCGATAATATTGCCTTGCAAGTCAGTAAACGATGTGTTTTTTTGAATGCTAGTAATTACAAAATTACCTACCACACGCCCGCTTCCTAAAACTAGCGGTAATATTTGGCGATCCAGCATAAAAACACGCAGTTCGTCGATATCCGCTTCTGGGTTTGTGAATTCTTTATGTAGATACATCGAAAACGACAACGTATCCAGGATATCGCCAACGGCTTGAAGTCTGGGTTTACCATTTATGCGTTCATGCTGCGCATAATTCACAGCAAAAGTTTCGGCCAATGAAGTGAACCCCTTCAGCCCTTCAAAACGAATGTTTCCCAGTTGTGCGTACATGCTGTAAATATATAATTTTTATTAAAATGATAGTCTTTGTTTGCGTTCTAAAGCTGACTGTATTTCACGGATCAGTTGTGGCGTGTATTTTTTAAGTTCGGCCAGAATGTTCTGCGAATCGCCACCACTAGATTGAATTACTGGCGCAAAAGTTACCGTTATTCCGCCTATACCGCCACCACCTCGAGCACCTGTCGCATTCGGCGCCATGGATTTACCCATTCCGCGCGAAGCAGAAACGGCGCTAGGCGATCCTTTCTGGATTCCTTTCGTGGCGCCTTCAGTGATATTCGTCCCGAAATCCATAAACACTTTTGACGGCGAAGCAATTCCCAGGACAGATTTAAAAGCCCCGGCAATCTTGTTTCCTATTTCCTTCACGAAATTAAAGAGCGCGGCAGCTTTAGATTTCATACCGTCCCAAATCGATGTTATAATATTAATTCCAATGTTCAAAAACATACGCGGAAGAAACAGCATCCAATTTACAAACGTCATAAAAATGCCTTTTACTTTTGGCCAAAGAGAACTAAAAAAAGTTGGTATTTTGTCCCAGTATTTTATAATTAAACCAACTGGACCCAAAAATAAAACACCCCAATTTTTGAAAAACTCCCAGGCTTTATTAAAAATTACTTTAATTCCGTCCCAAAGTTTACCGAAGAACACTTTAATTTTATCCCAGTTTGCATATATAAGATAAGCAGCCCCAGCAATCAGCGCAATACCCCAGAATATAGGCGATGCCAAAAACCCTAGATTCATAGCTTTTAATCCAGCAGATACAGCAGCGAATCCAGAACCTGTACTTAACAGCGAAAACGTGTAAGCCATTTGCGCAGCCTTCATAGTCAGCATTAATGTCCGATAAGTGTTACTTATCCACATAACACCCGCAATCGCTTTAAATAGGCCGCCAAATACGAATGCTGTGGCAGAAACCGTAAACGACAATGCAGCAGCAGCAGCCACAATCATTAAAATAGTTTTTGTAAGACGTGGATTTTTGTCTACCCAAACAGCCACGCGATCTATAATCGGGGTTATTTTTTTAAATAGTTCTGTCAATTTTGGTATAAGTGTAGAACCAATTTTTGCCGCAGTCATAACGACGTTGTCTTTTAAAGTAGACAACTGTCCGTTTATAGATTTAGACTGCGCAACAGTAGCGCCTGCAAATTTAACTGTTCCTATGTATTTTAAATATTGTTCAATAGATTTAGAATTATTCCTTACAGAAGTTGTGACACCCTGGAAAGTATAATTTATAATATCGCCGTCTTTTTTGGCCTTAATTCCGAATTCTTTTAGCCTTTCGTTTTCGCCAGTTACCGCATCGGCTACCGCTTCAACAAAATCGTTAAGCGTTTTTCCTGGCATTGAAGAAGCTATATTTCCATACGCTTCAAGTGCCTTTACCGATGGATCAAGACCCATGTTTTTCAGTTTAAGAAAAGAGGTGGTGACTTCTGCCAATTCAAAAGGCGTCTGGGCGGCAAATTTATTTATTTCCTGAAATGCAGCTGCTGCTGCTTCTTTATTGCCCCTAAAAGAACTTTGAAGGCCAATATTTAAAGACTCCATGTCTGCAGCAGCTTTCACAAAGCCACCAATAATAGAAGCTCCAACAAGTCCGGCCGCGCCGGCACTACGTCCAACGCCAAAGGCCTTATCGCCCATGTTTGACATTCCGTCGATGCGTTTTTTTGCATTTACGGTAACATCATTTATGATTCTGGAAGCCTTATCGGCAGCGGTAAGTATTAACGCTACTTCAAATGTTTTTTTATTTGCCATATTGTCTTAATAAAAAACCGCAACCGGTATGCGGTGCGGTTTTATTTTATTCTGGTTCTGGATTTAATTTGTTGTGTACTTTTATAGCTTCGTGATACCAGTAATACAACTCTTTACATTCCCATTTCAGTAACTTTATAATCGATGTATTAGAAAAATGCGCCAGAAACATTAACTGATCCGGCGTTATGTAAAAAGCTGGTTAATAGGCGTAATTATTTTCAAATAATCTACACCATCCATTTCTGCTAAATCTTCTTTTACAAACTTTTTACCGTCAATTTCACAAAGAATAGCTGCTAAACAATCGCCCATATCGGTTCCATCGTTGTTCATTAATCTTTGAGCCTGTTGAACGTGTTTTCCTTTAAATCGATGAATCACACATTTTTTACCGCTAGGTAAATCAAATTCCAAATAGATATTTCTATCTGCCGCACTTACGGCGTTAGGATTGTTTGATGGCTGTGTTTTTGGAATCGGTTTTTTTTCTCCCATAATGTTGGTTTTAAAATTAATAGTAAAATCGATAACCCTGCCTGGTGCGCCCGTCGAGGCGTGCAGGGTTTATATTATGCTCCGATATTAGATCGGTAAGTGGCCATGATATCCACACCATCTACAATAAGCGTATTTGCCAATGCGTCAAACTCCATAACAGGAAGCCCGTTTATTTCTAATTTGTACGCCGTTAGCGTCATTTTAGAAGTAGCCTCAACATTGTCATGTTGTTTAAAGTTACCTGCTGGAAAATTTTTAGGTTGTCCGGTAAGATACGCTACACATGCAACTTCAGAAACCAATCCTGAAGAATCGTGTGTTTCTAAAGAACTACGGACCTGCAACTGCATTGATTTTCTAGGATTTGCAAATTTTTTCAAAATGTCAGCATAAAAAGCATTCCATTTTATAGTAGCTTCCATTTTATCAATACCAGAAAATAACTCAAATTTTCCAATCATTCCAAGAGCTTTATGCTCTGACATCATGAATGTAATATCTGGAAGATTAATTTCTTCTACCTTACCTAATTGCGACGTACCATCAACGTAAACGTTGGCGTTGGTCATTCTGTTTACTGAAATTTGTCCCATTATGCGATCTGTGCTAAAAGATTAATGTCGATGTACGATTTAAACGTGATGCGTTCGGCAGGCGTTGGTCCCATAAATACCAGATCAAAGGTAACGTGGCCATTTGATAATTCTTCTGGCGTATTTTCAGAACTGTACTCACAACGTGATCCAGGGAAGCATGCGCCGCGTTGGATCAATGTTCTGAAAAACGCGTTACCAGTTTCGCGAATAGCGTCAACAGTTGCCTGTGTCAGCGGTCTGTCGATATACTGTAACATTCCTTGTTCCAGCGATTCGTGTACGATATCTGCCATCCTGCGGATAGGGATAAAGTTTTTAACCGCTGTCGAAGTTGGAAAACTAGCAGAACGGTTGCCCCAGGTACGTGTACCTGTACCGTAACCTGTGAAAGTAGTAGTAATACCTTTTTCATTCAAAAGATTCGCTTCTGTGTTGGCATCGTTTACCGAAGCGGTAACAACATATTCAACACCTACGATTCCTTCAATGTTATGATTTGAAGGTGAAACCCAGTAACCTTCGTCTAAATCAACACGAGCCATTACACCAGCCATAAATTGACTGTAAGGCGCATTTACGTTAGAATCAGAATCACCATCGTAAACTTTCAAATGTGGCATAAGCAAATATGCGCGTTCGCTTGAAGTTTTGAAGTTCATTGTAGAAGCTGGACCACGACCTGCTACACCCTGTGTTACAGTTGTGCCTACTGGTGCGTCAATTAAAGCAATAGCGCGATATTTCGGAGCTATAGCAATTAATTCGGTAGCAACCGCTAATAATTCGACGTAAACTGGAGCGATCAGGATTTTAGGGTAAAATCCGAAAGTATTAAAAATAGTTTCCCAGCACTTAGTACCTGTTCGCACTCCAGAAGTATTCGTTCCGATAATTTGCGACGCAGTAACAGTGCCTGTGTCCAGTTTTTTATACGTAAATTTCAAAACCAACGCTTCAGCAGCAGTCGCGCTTAATGCGGTGAAGTTTCCGAATTCGTCCAAACTGTAATCCACGTCCTTTACACCAGTGAAAGGTGTCGTTCCGTTGGTAAGGAAAATATCTACTGCTCCGATAGGTGCGAAACCTAACTTTAATTTTCCGTTTGTGATTGTTTTGCTTTCAAGGGTGACCGTGGCCACGTTAGTGGTATCTGAAAACGTATTCACAACCACAACAGTGGCAGGACCTTGTTTAAAGATAGCATCGAGTGCCTGCGGAATTGTGAAACCTGGTAACTGTTGACCAAATTGGGCGGCGTCATTTGGCGACAACACCAAAGTGTTGACGTTCACCGGACCGATTGGAGCAGTACCCACCAAAACAATAACCGAAGATTTTACGACCTGAATAGGGCGTGCGCCTTGTGGTACTTCTATGGTTTCAACACCATGTAAATAATTTACAGCCATGATATTTTTTTATTTTTAGTTTGCTTCTGGCGGTATTTCGATTTTTTCGTTACCGTCATTTAATGTTATTCTTTGGATCAATAATGTAAGGTCTTCATCAAAAACCTGAACGTGCGGTGCAGTCGTCTGGAAAATAACCTGGTATTGCCACATATTATTCTGCTTAACAGCTTCAGGCGGTGCCGTGGTGTGATGTTTTACAACACTGAACTGATTAGTTCCCTGTGCTTTAAAACCTGTCAACGCCGATTTTACAGCAGAAGCAAGCGAATAAATCCCGCGTGCACCATATAAAAAAGTGCTTTCAATGAGCACAGAAATAAATATTTTTTCTTCCTGTGATACCTGACCTGTGGAATTTACGGATCCATATTCTGAACCAGCATAAATTACAGTAAATCTGGCTTTGGTGGCTGTTACTGGCGCTTTATCGCTTTCCTTTTCCGGTAGACGTTCAACAGTTATATCGGCAGTCGTAAACGGTTCTAATCTGGTGACAACAGCGTCCTGTAATAATTCGTAATTCATTGCTATGGTATTGCGGGATCAAGTCTGGCGACATACGTATCACCATCCACAGAAGTTAAAACCTCTTTTACTGAAAAATACCCAACACCTACAATAGTAACGTGTTCTAGTTGTCCATTGTCGACCCTGGCTTTTAACCCAGTGAAGAAATCCACACGATATTCCATAAATGGCTGATCAGGATTCCATGTGTCAATTCCAGATAACCGTTCTTTTTCCGATGGGTCTTTATAACCTACACTAGCCGTTAAAATGGTGCTTCCCGATTCGCTGCTTAACCATGTAGCATCGTAACCCATTGTTTTGGTAACGATGTCAAACGCCTGGCGCTTCAGCGAATCGAAAATATTACGCATTTTATTATCGTGCTAAACGAACGTTTACATTTCCAGCACCGTCAGCAGCTGCATCCCAGGCATAACCTAAAAATACGTTAGACCCTACGGTCGTACCTGCTTGTCCTGAAATAACATAAACTTTTGCTCCCTGCGTAATCGCACCAGAAGCTACTTTCGGAACGGCGAAAACGCCTTCCATGTTAACGACAACGTCATCACCAATAGCTGTTTTTCCAGCAGCAATACCAGCGGTAGCGCCTACAGTAACAATGTCACCAGATTCATAAGCAGCCGCAGCAGCAGGAACTAATAAAGTCTTACCGTGTTGTACAAAATTTTTCATAAATATATTTTATTAAGGGGCCGAAGCCCCGTTTATAATTGCTTTCAGATCAGAAACTATGCTGGTGCAGCACCGTTGTTTCTGTAAACTCCACGCCAGTCGATAGCTTTTGCAGCAAAAACTAATCTAGCTTTAACTTCGATACCATCGATGTTAAATCCTTCGCGTTGCTCGATGAACAATTCTTCTTCGCCAGCTAAAAATGCATATTCTGTTGTATCGATAGAATTCGGATCAGCCATTAAGAACCACTCATAGTTTTCAATTTCAGCATCAACAACAAGTGTTAATCCTGTAAGTGATCCTACTGGTGTGTCAGATTGTTTTGTCGCTGTGAAATTAACAGAAGTTAATTTTTGCGCTAAAAATTCATTTTTAGGACCAACCACCAAGAATTTAGGCTTAATGTTCAATTTACTTCCATCTGGACCTTTTTGGGTTCTGAAAGCAGTATAAGCTGTTGTTAAACTTGCTTCAGATAACGCTGTACCACCTGCGGTTTGATTTCCAGCGGTACCGACGAAGTTGCCGTGTGCAGCAGAAAACAAAGCGTTTCCATCACTCATTACAGAGAATCCGTTAGCTAAAATGGTTTTGTAAACCAATTCAGTTTGCAAATTTGCAGCTTTTACTGCGAATGCCTGCGGAATTCTAGTAAATGCAGATAAATCATCGTTAATGATGGCTTCCCATGTGATTGCGATAATTTTACCGTATTTAGCCAATTGGTAAGTTTCGCCAGATTCTGACAAAGTACCATATTTGTATTCTTCACCTTCGCGTACTTTTTCAAGATCGCCAAGAATTTCAGACAAACGAATACGTGTCACTGCACGGAAATCGTTAATCGTTGCGCGTTTAGCCCAAGTCATAAACGTACGCTCCTGAATTGCATACTGTGCTAACAACGTTCTGTTAACAGTGTCCTGCAATAATAGAGGGAAATCTGTACTGTGGTGCAATCCACGAACTTTTCCGCCCAATGCAGCCACAGCGATTTCGCGCGGCGTCATTCCAGCAGTTCTGTGTCCTGAACGAATCAACGCTTCTTCTGCAAATCTTAGCATGTTCATGCCTTTGAAATCAGCAGCGGCGCGAACGTTTTCTTCGCCCATTACTGTTGCAGATCGCGGATCAATTCTTAAAACAAGAGCGTTCGACATTGCAGAACGAACTTTTTCTGTGTCAGCCTGTTGTTGCTGCGCATTGTTTTTTGGGTTCAATGGGTTTAATTTTTCCCATTCTGCAATCGCACGCGTTGACGCGACGTCCACAGATACATTTTCTTCGATCAGGGTGTCGGCTAAAGTGTCAGGCAATCCTAAAGAACGCACTTTGCTTTGAATACCTGAAATTCTTTCGCGCTCTGCTTTAGCAGCTTCAGACCGTGCCTTATTGTCTGCGGCGATTCTTTCTTCTTCAGTCATTTCGATGTTATTATCGTTAATATTATTTTTTTCTTCGATTGGTTTTTCCTCTGTAGTGTTTTCAGCTTTTGGAATTTCTTCTGAAGGTGTAATGTCTTCAATTACGACATCATGTGAAGTTTCAGTTTCTGAACGAGTACGACTATTATTGTCGGCCTGAATAGGCGTAAATGAAATTTCAGTGGCTTCCCATTTGGTAGCACGATATAGCGGTCTTTTGCCTTCGGTTCGTGTAACTTGGTATTCAAGAACATTATAGCCAACTGAAACACCAGTAACTATTTTGTCACGAACTTTTTCCATTAACTTAGTATCGTCTTCGGTGCTGCCAAATCTTATTTTAGCGACGCCCTGTGCTTTTTCAAATCTAGCCGATACAACTACACCTACAACCACTTCGGCGGTTTTACCCCAACGATTATGATTGTCTAAAACAGGACCGCCTGAATTAAGCCTGGTTAAATCCCCAGAAGAATCTTCACAAACCAGAACTTCGTCAATCATTTCGTAAGCATCCCAGTCGAATGTTCTTACGGCGGTTTCAGTAGCGAAAGTAACATCGATGGTTCTATCCGCTTCGTTAAAAGTATCGGCAACAAATTCCGCGCGGGTTCTTTGCGTTGGAATTTTTTGCGTTATTTTTTTCTCGTCTGCCATGCTACAAATATTATTATTTTTTTTGGATATTTTATTTTTTTCTCAAAAATTATTTTTTAGTGTCTGATTCAGGCAATAAGTCTGGGTCTGTTGTCACTTCGTCGACCTTCAACGTTATCGGTGTTCTAAATCCGCCTGCATCTTTCCAGGCTTGCTTAACCACATCATTCATTGGCGGTAAATTTGCCAAAGTTCTAAAGTGTTCTTCGTCAGCTTCAATAGGCGTTATTGATCCAGCACGCACACCAACACCGTAAGAATCTAAAATTCTTTTTAGGTCTTCTGTGCCGCTTTGTTCTGCCCCCCCCCATTTTCTGGGTCCTGCGCAGCTTCAGCAATAATCCAATCGACATTTATACCTGCTTCTTCAAACAACTTTTTATCTTTTTTCATCTGATCCATTAAAACGTCAGGATTATAACCGCGACGTTTGCAGGCTTCGGTCCATGAAACCAAACCAGATTTTAACTCCAGGATCAAACCATTCATTTCCTTAACTGGGTCTATCATTTCGCGTCCCTGTGGCGTCCATTCTGCGCCTACTTTTCGGTCCTGTGGAATTATATTTGCCATTTTCATACCTTCGACAAACCAATCCCATACCTTATCGCAAAACTGCGGAATAAACATGTTATACTGCCAGTCTTCGATTTGTCGCTGCGCTTCAATCCAGCCCATTCGGCCAGAACTAAAGTTTACATTACTCATGTCACCAGTTGCCTGTTCATAAGTAACGCCAAAACCTGCAGCAGTTTTTTGTTGATTTTTAGAAACATACTCCGCATAACTTTGTGGCGTCGGCGGATTATTAAATGTAACTTCTTCACCAGGCGCCATGTGTTGAATCATTCCAGGTTCCATGTGGTCGACGTCAATTCTGGCATCTTCTTCGGTTCCTTCAACACCTACAGTTCCAGCTTCAGGCTGTGGCATTGTAGTGAACGCAACGTGGCACGCAGCCACTTTTTGCAGCATAAGCTGCGCATCTTCGTAGTCTGCTAAATCGCGGGTGTTAAGCATAGCAGACGTTCCGAAAGGAATTCCGCGAACTTGTTCTGGATATTCTTTATAAAAAACCTGAAGAACGTCATCAACCGAAACAAATTTCGGCGCCAGCTTCAGAATAAATTCATTATTTGGATTGTACTCATGCATCCAGTAACCAACTTTACGGCCTCTTTTGTCAAACTCAACACCCTGAACTACATAGTTATCTGGGCTACGAAGTGTTGCGAAACTGTTTTTATTATGGTCACACATGTGCGGCGATAATATTTGCAATTTGAAAGGAATTACTGCGGACGCGTCACGTTGACGCACCACAAATATTTCGCCCTGCATTGCCACGGTACGCATACCCATTGACTGCTGTCCGAAAAAATTAGCCATGCCGTCAAAATCACAAGTTTTTGCGAAAAGTTCCCAGGCTGCTTTAATTTTTTGGATTTCCTTATCAGTCAATGCTTTTTGACCCACAACAGAAACAGGTGTAGGCATAATACCTGTACCGACTACGTTATTCTGAATCGTACGGATTATTTTAAAAACCGTCGGATTGTTTTTATAGGCATCAATTGATCTTTCACGAAGCGCAGGAAGTGCGCGCATGATATCTAAATTCTGGTTATTGGCACCATTAGACGTCCAACCATCGCCACGACGACCTTTTGTGGCGCCTTCGTATGATCTTTTAGCGGAACGAATCACAGCTTCCTGCGCACGAAGTTTAGCGCGTTGCAGTCCTGCTTTTGGCGAAATATAAGAAATCGCCACGTCAAGTATATTCATTTTCATAGTATGCGACGTCTACGGCATGAATCAGTCCCTTTTGAATGAGAAACGAACCTGCGGCCGTTATTGTTATTTGGATTTGGAAATAATTGCGCGTACATAGCTGACTGAATTCGAAGCATGTCATTCAATGATCGATACTCTACAGTTTTATCACCATAAACGACCTTCATAGCGCCCGAAGCAATGGCTGCCGACAGCGTCTGGTATTCTAGTAACGTATAAGTTATTACAGGTGGCGGCATAATAAAAATATTTTCGGTAAATATATATAAAAAAATCTTATCGTTTCTTATTCCAATAATCCGATTTTTTCTTCTGTACTTTTTGAATCGGTTTTTTTTCTGAATTTTCGACAGTGACAGGCGCAGTAGTTACGCGTTGTTTGATTTTATCCCATGCTGCGCCTTTTAATCTGTCGATCCCTAAAATGTGAGCCGCCGCACGCGCATAACATCGAATATCTAACGCTTCGTTTCGTGGCCTAGTTTTTACCCATTCATATTTTGAATAGCCTTTTTTATTTACAGCGGTGCGCTGTTCTTCAGCAGTTAGCATTTTAAAATATTCTTCGTTATATTCTGGAAAATGACAATAACCTGGTGGATATATTCGCGCTGCATCTTCGCCTGTAGCCTGCAATCCTAAAAATCCATATAATTCTGTTTTCAAAAGATCGGTACCTAGATACCAGACGCGACCCGTTTTTATAGATTTACCACTGGAAGTTACGTTTACAGCCTTTGGCGGACGAACCATCGTGTCCATAGCGGTCGAGCTTCCTTTTACCGGAATAACTTTACTTCTGGAAAATTTAGCGCAATAATCGTAAACTTTTTTAGTATTATCGCCAGAATCGATAGCAGTTAACGACAGATGCATAAGCGATCCGTCAGCAGTTTCAAAGTGAGCATTAATAACTTCAGTAAGTTCTGCCCATACTTCGTCCTTTGTAGTGTCGCCTACCAAAACTCGGTAATCAACAGACCACGATTCGCGACCTACGCCCCAGCCAACGATTTCACATTCCAAACGATCACGCTGCACATCGACACCCATGGTCAAGAAATATACTCCAGCGGGAACCGTACCACGCTTATAAGTTTCACGTCGGTTATAAAGATTTTGATATTCCGGAACATCGCCTTTGATTTTATAAGTTTCGCCCAGAACAGTATTTATAAAAGTCTGTTCTTTGTTGGCGTCGCCTTTTGCCTTTAGATAATCTCGGACCACTTCTTCCCATGAATAAAAACCCGCAGGACTATAAAGCGAATTTATATGATAACCTGTTTTTCGTGGGTTATCACTTACTGCTGTAGCAATCCATTCAGCGGTGCCGTTTTCAGAAAATCCTTTTTCTTCAAACATTGGCGTTTTATCTTTTTCAGTATGGCATCCGCCGCATTCTGGACATGCGAGTTCTACTGTTTCTGGCTGGCCTTCAATCCAACTAAGATGCTCGAATTTTAAAACGAATAATTTAAAACAGTGCTGACACGGAACATGATAATAACGTTGATCAGTTGTCAAAAATTCAGCCCATATAACCGACGTTCCTTCGACCGTAGGTGTAGAAACCATTAATATTTTTCGATTCGCAAACGTACGCGTTCTGGCGCGTGCCAGTTCTACAGGTGAGCCTTCTTCACCAGCAGACAGCGGATAACGATCTACTTCGTCCAGCATTAGTTTTTTAATCGGTGTAGAACTTAATGGCGTCGGTGAATTCGCACCCACCATTATCAAAGCACCACCCGGAAACGATTTGTTATTTATTGTGTTTTCCGCATCCTTTGACCCTACAGCTTTAATTTTTTCATTCAGCACAGGACTGCTTTCAATCATTGGACGGATCCGCGTTCTGGAATTTTTTTTAATAGCGTCGTCCGTAGGCATTACAATCATCATAGGTCCAGGATCAAGATGTATAGTATATCCGACCCAGCAGTTACCCAATTCAGTACCTCCTACCTGTGAAGATTTTACATAAACCACTTCCTGCATATCGCTGGTCTGTCCTAGGTGGTCCATTATTTCCCGATTGTATGGCATTCTACTCACGCGATAACGACCAGGTTCCGCAGAAGAAGCAGAAGTAAGAAATCGAAATTCGTTCGACCATTCCGAAACAGTCATTAATGGAATCGGCCGCAAGCCATCGGCGAACGGTTTTAATATTATGTGGTGGTCATTATCGTAAATTTCTTGCATTACTTCAATTCACGGCCTGCGATATCCGCCAACAGGTTTAAGGTTTCGTAGATTTCCTTTTGGAATATTTTCATAGCATCATGTCGATTTTTTGCGCCCAGCATTTTATCAATACAACGATTTGGAATTCCTTCGACTGCATTTCTGATTTCGGTACCGTAACCAAAAAGAACCTGGTTAACTTTTGTTATCGGCACCATCTGTCCGCGTTTTTCCATGTACGCTAGACGAAGTATTTTAGTTTTTAAAACCGACGCACGACGTTCAGCTTCCACCTTTGACATGCGGGATTCATTTTCGTCGCCTTCTTCGCCTAAATCATTTTCGTCGTCTTCTGGTTCCGGTTCGTCATCAATAGCGGCCCGATCTGCTTTAGAAAGTTTAGCACTGGGCGCAGCCATAATTTCGGCCACAACTTCGTCGGCAGTTTCTGCAACATGATCCGGTTGTTGTTTTTTGGTCGCCACAGATTTGACGGCCTTATTTGCTTCTGGTTTTTTGGCCTGCAAATATTCAGGTAAAATTTCTTTGCCCCATTCCGCTGCTGCAATGATTGGAAAAAATTTCTTCGTCTTAGCGTCGTAACCTTTAATGATCGACTGACGCTCGACTGCTTTACGTACAGCATTGTCGCTGGCAACTCCGACCATCTTAGCAAACAGACGGCCAGAAACAGGTAGGTTTAAATCCATATAATAGTGCGCAACTGCCATAGTGACGTGCGCAACAAATATAAATCAAATTTCAAATGTGCGCACCTAAAAAATTTAGTCTGTTTTAATTTTTCGGGAAATAATGGACCACCTAGGACAGACCAGCGATATGCAGGAAGTGGTTTATGTAAAATCTTCACAGGTAGGAGGTACT